GAGCGTCTACGACGTTTCGATGTTTTTCTTTTGGAAGAGCGTCTACGACGTCTCGATGTTTTTCTTTTGGAAGAGCGTTTGCGGCGTACTGAAGTTTTTCTTTTAGAAGAGCGTTTGCGGCGTACTGATGATTGTTTAACCATTCCCGTTTATTTTATATATAGAACATATAAAATAAATATAAAATAAATATAAAATAAATATAAAATAAATATAAAAATTTAAAAAAAAAAACAAACCGAAACGTATGTACTCATATATATAAAAATGATAGTAATAAATAAACAAGACAGGTATAATTACTATTATATGTAAAATATATCTATTTTTCTATAACAAGCAATAGAAAAGTATATATAATTAAATAAAAACAAAAATGTAGGTGCCAATCACTTTTCAATTTCCACCTTATTATTTAATCCATTAACTCAATATTTAAATTAAATATTTAGTTAAATTTTAAATAAAAATATAAAATTAAGTTGTATATTTTATATTTCTTTCATCTGCGCATTAAACAAATTTGATATATTTGATATATGTATATATTTATATATTAAATATATCTTTGTTATGTCTAACATGTCAAATATTAAAGAAGTTCCTAATTTTAAAAACATATTTGAAGATAAAGTCAAACGCTTTTTATTTACGATGGAAATGGGCAATAATAATCCTTCTGATTTTCGTGAAGGTGACCAAGTGGTAGTATTACAAAGTATTGATTCATTTGATAGGATTCCAATCGGTTCTATAGGAACAATCAATAATATTATGCATCGATACAAAGGTGAACCTGCTGAACATTATGAATATTGGGTGTTTGCTGATAAAAAAAAAGCTCGATATGAAATAAACAATATATTTAATTTGGATAAAGCAGTCGAAATAATTAATATGTAATAAAATTATAGTGTATTCTAAATTTTTGAAAAAAATTTGATAATTATTATTTTTTATGTAAAATTATTTATTAATAAATATGGAAAAACTAACTATATGTTGTAAAACACTATATGATAATGATATGATCAATAAACAAAATGAATTAGATACATATAAAAAAAATAATTTTCAACCAGTTATTTATTTTGATACACTGGAGGAATTTGAAAAAAGAAAACAGAAATTATTTACCGAATTAGAAAATGAAATTAAAAATAGATGGGGAAATCTTGATTTAGATGAACTCTACGACGAGACGCTGAGAGGGCCGAGTTTAGTCAGCACTTTCGAGCATGGATTATATCATATACTTATTAAAGTATTACAACATTTAAAATTTAAGCATACTGGTTGGTTAGAAAAAAAAATATATTCTATCTGTTCTAAATTAACAATAACATTAAATACTATGGAAGAATATCTAACTAACTTCGAGGAAGACGATAAAATTCTAAAATTGATATATCATATGGTGGAAGTCATGTTGGAAGAAGAATTCTTTAAAGAAGAGATATACGACGCGGAGGATTGGACTAATGATTTTATGAAAAGAGATTCCAGGAGAATTCGTATGTGGAGTAATTTTAAGGAAAATAGTATTTTTAAAATAAAAGAATGAAATATTTAAATAAATTGTAAGATCATATAACCTATTTTATCTATTTTTATATACATTATCTATTAAAAAAAACATAGATAAAGTATATATATATTTACATAATTCATAACATATTGTGAGATCCCTCATCGATTATGTAATCTATTGTAGAAAAAACAACATCCATCGCATAATCCAACGCTGGGTTCGCGGCGCTACTTAAAAAAAAATCTACGGCTACAAATATGGTGGTAAAACATAGAAATATAACATAAATTTGATTTAAAATATTCTACAAAGATATGTATTAACCACTTTTACAATCAACTACTTAACGAAAAAAGCAAAGAAAATATAATATGATAGCACAATGTATTATTTCTAAAGTAGCCGAACAGGTCGCTAAAGAAAAAGAGGCCAATATTTGGGGCGACTCTGCATGGAAAGACATAGCAACTTTGGAAAATAATAACGTTGGGATCGTAGGCGAACAAGTTATTCAACAGCTCTGTGTCGACGCAGATATAGAGGCAAATATCGATGGTTCAAAAACTAAAGAAATCGGAGGTGGTGTAGGTGATGGTACCATCAAAAAAAAATCAGTAGAAATTAAATGTGCTAGACAGGGCACTGGAAACGCCGCATCGTTTCAGCACGAACTAGGAGAAAAACCGTGGCTCGCTGATTATATACTGTTTCTTGATATATCACCTTTTAATTTTTACTTGACCTTATTTCCAAATATGACAGAAGAGAAGTACAAGTTGAAAGGCTTCAAGTGTCCCTACTTTCCAACAAGAGGTATTACTTGGAGGAAGGCTGACGTAGACAAAGACGGTAACAAGATTGGTGGCGGCGCATTTAAATTTGATACTAGCGTTAATCTGAACACTACACAATCAAAAGTGACAAATCCACACACATTCATATGGTCTCCAACGACTACTATTCAAGAAGTCGCTGATTTTATTAATAGGATTATTAACTAAATTGTGCTGCTATTTGTGAAGTTCTAATATTATAAGCTGAATTAGTCGATAAAAATGCTATTGAACTCCAATCTATACTTTTAAATTTACGTATATTATTTATTTTATCAACATTAAATACGATACCATATCCTTTTTGTCTTGGTAAATTTTCAAAAGAATCATAATATTTCATTGTTTTTTTTCCAAAACAAGTAGAAGGTATATACGCATCACATTTAGTAAACATTTTTTTATTTCGAGTTGTTGAAGAAGTTCCACCATCAGATAAAGAATAAATTTTTAAAATGGTAGTATTATTTTTTTTAATATTATATTCTGGATTAGTGTGATGTTTAGACCAAATTTGAAATATACAATTAATTTTCATTTCGTTATTACTTGGATCATAAAATTTAGAATTAATTTTTTCAGAATGAATTAAATTAAGTCCTTTAACTCGTTTACGTGGGACACCTTTACCATCACTTATAAATAACTGGGGTAATATAAAACAAACATAGTCTGAAAATGTTGCAGAATGATTAATAAACTGTAAAGCAAGTTGGCCTCTTAATCCAAAAGGCGGATTACCAAAAGTAGTATATTTTAAATTAGTAGATGGCTTCCAAAGTAAATAATCTTGAGAAGTGATAGTGTTTTTTTGTGGTTCTATATCCATAGCAATCGTTCTATCTTTTGGTAATACTTCAAGAAAATTACCAGAACCAGCAGAAGGTTCTATAAATGTATAGTCAGATGCTTGATCGCCATATTTTTGTATAACTTGTTTAAATACATTAAAACAATATGTAGCTGTTTCTACTGGTGTAAAAAATTGGTCTTTATCTTTATATGAAAATTTAGAATAATCAATCGTCATATTATTTAATTTCATTAATTGAAATAAATATTGTTTTGGAATATTATCTAACTCCTTCCATCTTTTTACTGTTCCTATAGCAATATTTAAATCATTAGCAATTGTATGTAAGCTTTTTTTCTTAATTAGTTCATCCAATATATTCATAATAGTGTTATTATTATCATTATTATCATTATTAGTATTAATAGTATTAATAGTAGTAGTAGATTGTATTGTATTAACATTATTAACATTATTAACATTATTAACATTATTAATATTAATATTTAGTTCATTTAGTTTTTTTTCAACTTCAATTTTAACTAGTTCTTTAATTTTATCAGAATTATTAATACACGGCTTTTTGCGTCTTTTATGTGAATCATAGTGAGATTTTTGAGTAAACGGCATTCCACATCGTTCACAACTATAATTAACCATTTCTGTTATACAATATAAATATATTTTATCTTTAAATCAAATTTAACAAAAAATAACAAAAAAAGTTAAAGTGATTTATTCATGGGTTAACAAAAACATAGATAAATTATATATACGATTACATAATTCATAATTGTAATATACAAAGATATTATTTATTTAAACATAATCTACATACATATACACATATAACTAATGACCTCTACGAATCGTGTACCATTCTCTAAGGAAACAATACAGGAATGTATGCGACTCCATCATTCTGCTTGTTCTAGAAAATATAAAAAAAATTTAGTTTTGTTTGTATATGGAATGCAGCATAAATATTATACTATTCCTACAAAATATTCCTATATTAAATTATTACTTCCTGAATTAGTACGAGAAATGGCATCGTTTATATTGGATTTTATAACTAAGGGTAATTATTATAAAGTTATAGATAATTATGGTTATAATTATATACAACAACATAATTTAGTTAATCAATCTAATATTATTGGACACCATAATAGAATGCAATATTATATAGGTAAAATTATCGATACAAATAAAGAAACGGATACTCATCTTGTTTCGTATCTGGGTTGGAACGATTCGTTTAATGAATATATATCAGGTGACCAAATACAAAAAATCGATGACAGTGTTTCTAACTATCTCTTATTGTTACGCAAAAACGATTTGATAGATGTCTTTAATATTGTTACAAAAAGGTGGCATATGGGTAAAGTTACGGAAGTTCATAAACTACGCGGTAAAATAGTAGCAGTAGATGTCATCACATATCATACTCATATAACCTCGAATAGAATCTTTGTATATGGCCGGAATATTCCTATATATTCTAAACATATAATGGTAAAAAAATTTCATGTTCAGCGCAATTATAACCGGATAAATAAATTTTCATTGGCCTGGGCGTTTAAAGCCTACTTCCTATATAAAGACCGATATTTTAGAAAACAACCTACTTCTTTGGAGAAGGTTACTATTATTGATAAGCATTATGTTTCGTTTTCTTTTAAACCCTCTCATTCACCACATTGGACCAGAATAAAGAGGCGAAACGTTATTAACTAGGTGTTTAATCAATTAGGGAAAAAATATATTTTTCATAATACGATAATCGAATAATTACTTATAAAATCTACATATCGTGAGATCCCTCCATCGTTTATGTAATCCCTTGTAGAAAAAACAACACCCATCGCATAATCCAACGCTGGGTTCGCGGCGCTACTGAAAAAAAAATCTACGCCTACGAATATGGTACTATATTTTTATTTTATATACATTTAAACTTATTAAATTGAAAACGTAACCTTGATAATTTTAAGTAATAATGTTTTTTTATTATAAATTTGATAATATATTTTTATTATTATTAAAATAATAATTAAGTACAATAAATGAATATTTCAATACAACAAGAAGAGAGTGAATCTAAAGAATACGAAAAAGATGTACCTATTAATAAAGCATATGGCACATGGTGTGAAAAAAGTATGAGTCATGATTTAACGTCAATGACAGACCCAATTAGTATAATATTGGAATTATATCAAAATGCTGAATCGGCGAACGCTACAAAAATACTATTTAAATTAATTGATAATAAATTATTAGTTATTGATGATGGTATTGGAATGAATAAAGAACAAATTAATGATAATTATTTATCTCTTAAAAAAGATATTTATAACAGAAGAAATATAGAAAAAAATAGTAGTGAAATTCATACACACAGTTTTGGAGGAGAAGGTGGTAAAAAAGCAGTGAGTTCTTTATATAAAAATAAATGTTTAATAGTTATAAGTACTAAAAATAGTTCTCAACTACATATTATTTTGTATGATATAAATAAATCATGGGGTTGTCAATTTCAAAACCCTATTGCTTATTTTAATATTGATAATGATAGATTATATGATATTGAAATATCTCGACGTATATCCGATTTAATTACAGAAGAATCTTCACCAATATATACTGAAATAAATAAAATAAAAGAAACAAGTGGGTTTTTAATTTATGGAGAGATAGGAGAAAAATTTAAAGATAGTTTTAACGGACAATATAACAATATTATTAATGAGTTACAGTATAAATGTAATGATAATTTAAAAAATTGTTCTATAACTATGAATGATATATGTATTACACATAAAGAAAATACTATACCAGAGGAATATATAGAAATAACTGAAATAAAAATATGGGGTAAAGATAATGAGGATACATATACAATAACATATACAGACAAGCAAGATGGAAAATATTATTACAAAAATAATAAAGATAAAAAAAA